TATGAGGAAAAAGTAAATGGAAAGGAATGTGAAGTGTCTTCTCTTGAAGGTTGATACTATCTTAATTACCGAAATTGTTGAGATTGGATCCGAACTTGGTGAACCTGATTGTAAGTTAATTAATCCATATGAATTTTTTAGTGTGGATGATATGAAACCCTGGCCCGAGGTTACTAATCAGACCGAATTAATGATTCATTCTGATAGTATTCTCACAATCGCAGAACCAACTCCCGAAATCGTTAACAAGTATCTTGAATTAACTGCCTGATGAATTTTTATACAAACGTGCAAATGGTTGGGGACCACTTCTTGGTTCGTGGTTATGAAAATGGTAGACATTTTATGACCCGTGAGAAGTTCTCTCCTACTCTTTTTGTTCCGTCTAAAAAAACAACCAAATATACGACACTTCAGGGAGAATATGTAGAACCTATTCAACCTGGTTCTGTAAGGGATTGTAGAGAGTTTATTAAGAAGTATACTGATGTACAAAACTTTAAAATTTACGGAAACGACAAGTACATCTATCAATATATTTCGGACAAATATCCGGAAAATGAAATTAAGTTTGATATTAGTAAAATTAAACTTACCACAATTGACATTGAGGTTGCATCCGAAAATGGATTTCCTGATGTGGAAAATGCGGCAGAAGAAGTACTACTCATTACACTTCAAGACTATAATACGAAACAAATTCGTACTTGGGGATTGGGTAAGTTTGATAATAATCAATCAAATGTTTCTTACCGAGGATTCTCTGATGAGTATAGTCTATTAAATGATTTTATTCACTGGTGGATGATTGAGGATAATACTCCAGAGGTTATTACTGGTTGGAACAGTGAACTTTATGATATTCCCTATCTCGTTCGTCGCCTGGATAGAGTTTTGGGTGAGAAATTGATGAAGCGTATGTCACCCTGGGGTCTTGTGACTGAGGATGAAGTTTACATATCTGGAAGAAAGCACATTTCCTATGATATTGGTGGTATTAGTCAATTAGATTACATTAAACTTTATAAGAAATTCACTTATAAAGCGCAGGAATCTTATCGTCTAGATCATATTGCCAGCGTAGAACTCAATCAGAAAAAACTGGATCACTCTGAGTTTGATACTTTTAAGGACTTCTATACTAAAGGTTGGCAGAAGTTTGTAGAATACAACATCGTTGACGTAGAACTTGTTGACCGTTTGGAAGACAAGATGAAACTGATTGAACTTGCCTTGACTATGGCATATGATGGTAAGGTAAACTATGAGGATGTGTTTTCTCAGGTAAGAATGTGGGATACGATTATCTATAATTATCTTAAGCAGAGGAATATTGTAATTCCTCCGAAAGAAAAAACTGATAAAGATTCCAAGTATGCTGGAGCTTATGTAAAAGAACCAATTCCTGGAAAGTATGATTGGGTGGTTAATTTTGACTTAAACAGTCTTTATCCACATTTGATTATGCAATTTAATGTAAGTCCCGAAACACTTGTTGAAGAAAGGCATCCTAGTGTAACCGTGGATAAAATTCTCAATCAGGAACTTACTTTTGATATGTATAAGGATTATGCAGTTTGCCCTAATGGTGCTATGTACCGTAAGGACATTCGTGGTTTTCTTCCAGAACTAATGGAGAAAATGTATAATGATCGTGTTGTATATAAGGAGAAGATGATTGAGGCAAAAAAACAGTATGAGAAGAAAAAATCAAAAGAACTTGAGAAAGAAATTGCAAGATGTAATAACATCCAAATGGCAAAAAAGATTTCTCTTAACTCTGCTTATGGTGCTATTGGGAATCAGTATTTCCGTTATTTCAAACTAGCAAATGCTGAGGCAATTACTCTTTCGGGTCAGGTTGCCATTCGTTGGATTGAAGAGAAGATGAACTCTTATCTAAACAAAGTTCTTAAAACTAAGAGTGTTGATTATGTTATTGCTTCTGATACTGACTCCATTTATCTCAATATGGGTCCTTTGGTTGAAACTGTATACCAGGGAAGAGAGAAAACTACTGAAAGCGTTGTTTCGTTCCTTGATAAGATCTGTAAGGTGGAACTTGAAAAGTATATTGAAGGTTGCTACCAAGAACTGGCGGACTATGTAAACGCATACGATCAAAAGATGCAAATGAAACGGGAGAATATTGCCGACCGTGGAATTTGGACTGCCAAGAAGCGTTACATTCTGAATGTTTGGGATAGTGAAGGTGTGCGATACACCGAACCTAAATTGAAGATGATGGGTATTGAGGCAGTCAAGTCTTCAACTCCGGCACCTTGCCGCAAGATGATTAAAGATGGTCTGAAGATTATGATGAGTGGAACTGAAGATGAGGTGATTCGATTTATTGATGAGTGCCTCCAAGAATTTAAATCTCTTCCACCAGAGCAAATTGCTTTTCCCCGAACGGCATCTGATGTCCGTAAATATTATTCATCATCAAATATTTACGCATCCAAAACTCCAATTCATGTTCGTGGAGCACTTCTCTTCAATCATTATATAAAAGAGAAAAAACTTACTAACAAATATTCACTTATTAATAATGGTGAGAAAGTTAAGTATATTTTCTTAAAAAAACCCAATATTATACAAGAGAATGTTATTTCCTTCATCTCCGAATTTCCAAAGGAATTGGGACTTGACAAATATATTGATTATGAACTACAATTTGAGAAGAGTTTCTTAGACCCACTCAAGTCTATTTTGGATTCGATTGGATGGAAAACCGAACATACAACAAATCTTGATTCATTTTTTACCTGATGAATTTACCTATTAACGAAAAAGAACTGAATACTATTATTAGTGCTATGAGGATTGGTGGAGATACTGCTCTTTATCAAAAACTTTGGTCTTATAAAATGAATTATCTCAATAAACAAAAACAGGAAGATAAATAACTACACCTGTTGAGAGTGCAATTTCACAGGAAGATTAGGTGCTTCAGGGCACCTTTTCTATTATAAATAGTAATGCACTCTCAATAGAATATAAATGAACTATCTAAAGCATTATTGCAATCTTATCAGGAAAGTAGAGAACAGAACTCCACCTGAAGGTTATACAGAAAAGCATCATACATTTCCAAAAAGTATCTTTGGAAATAATAAAAGGATTGTAGTTCTAACATCAAGGGAACATTATATCGCTCACGCTTTATTGGAAAAGATTTATATTAAGAGGTGTGGAATTAAGGATAAAAAAACTACTAAAATGATTCACGCTCATATTTTAATGAAATCAAAAGGTAGATATTATAATTCTCATCTTTATGGAATCGCAAGAATTAGAATGTCCGAATCAAAGAAAGGTAAAAAACCATATGTTATGACTGAGGAAACTAGAAATAAAATGAGTATATCTAAAAGTGGAGAAAATCATCCAAAATATGGAATACCCTTAACTCAAGAACATAGAAATAAATTATTAGATTCTTGGAAAGGAAAAATTCATAGTGAAGAATCTAAGTTAAAAATAAGTGAAGCAAATAAAGGCAGAATTCACACAGAAGAAACCAAGAAAAAATGGAGTGAAGCAAGAAGTGGGGAAAAGCATTATCTTTATGGAAAGAAACGAGATATTGAAATTGTAAATAAAATAGTGGAGAAGAAAAGTAAAGAATTTTCAATTATAAATCCTCAGGGTGAAATTATTTGTGGGAAAAATATTACTAAATTTTGTAAAGAAAATAATTTAGATGTTGGAACTACTTGGAATCTTCTTAATTATAAAAGGAATACGAAATCACATAAAGGTTATCGTGCTGTTCCTCAACAAAGTTGACTTGAAGTGGTTTTTGTAGTATAATCATTAAAAATGGGTAGAAAAATGGCAGATTCTGGATTAAATTTTTTGCGTGACATAGTGAAGGAGATTGGTGGAGAATACACTCAACTCGCTTCGGATATTGATGAAACTGAAACTTATGTGGATACGGGTTCGTACATTTTTAATGCTCTTGTATCCGGCAGTATATTTGGTGGTGTATCTGGGAATAAGATTACTGCAATCGCTGGTGAAACTTCTACTGGAAAAACTTTCTTCAGTCTTGCCGTCGTTAAAAATTTCCTTGATAATAATCCTACTGGATATTGTCTGTATTTTGATACTGAAGCAGCAATCACAAAATCCCTTCTGGAAAGTAGGGGAGTTGACACAAGTCGTCTGGTGGTTGTCAATGTAGTTACGGTAGAAGAGTTTCGTACCAAAACACTCAAGGCAGTTGATATTTACCTAAAGAAAAAAGAGGATGAAAGAAACCCTTGTATCTTTGTATTAGATTCTCTGGGAATGCTTTCTACCAACAAAGAAATTAATGATGCTCTGGCAGAGAAGGATACTCGTGATATGACGAAGGCACAACTTATCAAAGGTGCCTTCCGTATGCTGACTCTCAAATTGGGACAGGCAAAGATTCCTATGCTAGTGACAAATCACACCTATGAGTCGATGTCTCTTTATGGTGGTAAACAAATGTCTGGTGGTTCTGGATTGCAATATGCAGCGTCTACAATTATCTATCTTTCTAAGTCAAAAGAAAAAGATGGAACGGAAGTAATTGGAAACATTATCAGGGCAAAGACTCACAAATCACGTTTAAGTAAGGAGAATCAAGATGTTGAAATCCGTCTGTATTATGATGAGCGCGGTCTTGATCGTTACTACGGTCTTCTTGAACTTGGTGAGATTGGTGGACTCTGGAAGAATGTAGCAGGTCGTTATGAGATTGATGGTAAGAAACTTTATGCCAAAGAAATCTTAAAAAATACCGAAAAATATTTTACACCAGAAGTAATGGAAAAACTTGATGTGATTGCCAAGGGTGAGTTTAGTTATGGTGTATGAAAAATATTCGTATAATAAAAACTAATGTAAATGTTTCTAAAATATTAGAACAACTTAAGCAATATCCTGAAGACTGGGGTTCTCAAAAAAATATTGAAGACTCCGAACAACTAGACCCCACAGAATATACTGTTACTGTGGATGTGTTGCAACTTATAATGGGTGGAGTTGAAAAAGAGAACCAATATGTCGGGAATACTGAAATATGTATTAAAACCCCGGCATATGAAAAACATACGGAGATTCTTAATTACTTGGGAAAGTATTTTAAGAAACTCCGTCGTTGTGGATTCTTGGCACTTCCAGTCGGTGAAATTGTGGGTTCTCATATTGACGAAGGAACTTATTATCTTACGAAGGATAGATATCACCTTTCCATTCAGGGAAAATACGAGTATACTGTTGGGGATGAAACTACAACTATTGAACCGGGAACACTATTTTGGTTCAATAATAAACTACCCCATAAGGCAGTTAATATTGGCGACAACATTAGAATTACTTTTGTATTCGATGTTCCGCATCATAAACGAAATCTTTAATTAAAATAATGGAACGACTTGAACTTACAATCCTTAGAAACTTAGTATTTAATGAAGACTATGCCAGAAAGGTTATTCCTTTTATTCAACCGGAGTACTATGAGCAAAGAGTAGAAAAGATAGTTTTTGAGGAAATTGTTGAGTTCATCGTTAAGTATGGTTCTTCAATTACAATAGAAGCACTCAATATTGAGATTGATAATCGTAGAGATTTGACAGAATCTGAAAATAAGGAAATAGTAGAATTACTTTCTAAACTTAATGATAGTCCTGTGGATAAGCAGTGGATACTGGATACTACCGAAAAGTGGTGCCGTGACCGTGCTATTTACTTGGCACTCATGGAGTCCATTCATATTGCCGATGGTAAGGATGATAAAAAAGGTAGAGATGCCATTCCCAGTATTCTTTCCGATGCCTTGGCAGTATCTTTTGATAATAATATAGGTCACGATTATCTTCAGAATTATGAGGAACGATATGAGTTTTATCATCGTAAAGAAGATAAGATTGAATTTGACCTAGAATATTTCAACAAAATCACAAAAGGTGGATTACCTAATAAGACTCTGAATATTGCTCTTGCCGGTTGCGTTCATCCAGAAACTATAGTTAAAATTAGATTTAGGAAGATTTCTTGATTTTGGAGTTTGGTGCTGGTTCTCCAGTTCCAAACTTCCAACCTTCATTTAGTTTTATATCAACTTCTTCTGGTGATATTCTTTTCCATCCCTTTGTTCCGGGCAAATGCATTACCTTTTTTCCTTTATGCGCCTTTCCCCCTAATGATGATCGTGTTTTTCTTCCTTCATTAGATGCCCAATAACTAAATTCTTTTGACCCCATCTTCTTTCCTCCAAGAGATGCCCTTTCTTTTCTTCCCTCTTCGGTGCTCCAATAGTAAAAATTTTTTGTTTGATTTGTTAAGTAATCTTGTTTTTGACTTTCTATTCCTTTTATTGTCCATTTTTTTCTTTCATTTGATGGAATGGAAAAAATACCAATATTATTGTCACGACAAAATTCTCCTGTTATTTTTCTATATTGTGGAGATAAGTTTGCTCCCAAAATTTTCATAGACCTTAAATCATTTTGATTTTTATATATCTTCCACAA